TGGAATGGCTGGAACAAGAAAACTAGAATTGCTGTTGTAGCTGTTGCAGTCATAATTATTTTTTTCCTTATCAAATAGAAAAAATAACCTGGAGAAGAGTGGCGGAGAGTGAGAGATTCGAACTCTCGGTACCCAATTAAAGGTACGGTTCTTTAGCAAAGAACTGATTTCAACCACTCATCCAACTCTCCAGTTTATTTCAGATTTAGCTGACTTAACTATAAACCGAATTGCTGTGTGTTTCAACACTATGAAAAAGAAACGCATATCCGTACACAAATGTAACTGGTGTAATCGTGAACTAATCCTCAATGGGAAAGATAGCGATAGCTATGTCATCAATGCTGAATATAAATATTTTTGTATAATTCAAGATCCAGGCAAACCAGCCGAAAGAGATTGTTTAAAAAATTATTTAGAGGAAATAAAAAAGAAGAATGAATATCCCATTAAAAAAAAACTGGAAGAAAAAAAAGAACAAGAAGAAAAAGAAGAAGAAAAAAAAGAGAAGAGGCTAGAGGCTAAGCCAAGAGTATTAGCCAAGCTTAATGAAGTAAATAAATTCTTCAAAGAAAGACAATTCAAAAATCGCTACCAAAGATAATCCTATTTTTAAAGAGTTGTATAATATTTTATTGTTTTATTATTTTGACTGATTTGGTACATTTCGTCAAAAATGACATTAAGAACCTATAAAGAGATTCAAAAAGCTAGTAAAATCAACATAACAAAAAGCTTGCTAACCTGATTCCAACCGCTGTATTAATAAGGCATGAGTTGTAAAAGAAAAACTTGTGCATCAAATCACACGCATAAATACTTATGTTCGTTTAAGAGTTTAAAACATAAGACAATCACAACATCCCACCAAAAAACTCTTTCCCACTCTTTAAACACTCACTACGCACTCGTTAACTTTTCCAACTCTAAACCAACGGTTTTTTTAATCCTATTTTTTGACTATCTATTCTCAGATGTCATAAATACTGGATATGGAATCTTTGGTTTTAACTTTAAAAAATCAGAAAGGAGAAGTTATGGGTTACACTCACTACTTCACACAAACTAGAGATTTCACGGATAACGAATGGCAAGAAATAAAATCTTTTGCTGCTCAACTTTTAAGACGTGGATCTTTTAAACTTATTATTGATTGTAAGTATGATCAAAAATTTAAGATCAATGATAAGCATATTCTTTTTAATGGTATTAAGAATGACGGTCATGAGACATTTGTTCTTGATAAATTAAAAGGTAGGCATCCAGACTATTATACACCAAAGGAAATAAGAGAAGCTAAAGGTGTATTTAATTTCTGCAAAACTGCACAGAAACCTTATGATCAATATGTTGTTGCATTTCTTTGCGGAGTTAATGTTCTTGCTCCAGGCGCATTACACATAACAAGCGATGGCTGGAAATCTGAATGGAAAGATGGCTTAAATCTAGCTCAATATATTTGTGGTAATGGAGATTTCGAATCCTATCGAAAAGCTGTTGCTACAATTAACATTCCTCAAGGAATAGAAGAGGAGGTTAGTCATGGCTGATGTTATTATCACTAATCATGGAACCATTATTGGTTTTACTTTGAATAACAAAGCAGCCGAAAACTGGTGGAATGAAAAAATATCCGATGATGAAGATAATGCTTTTAATAAAAATAATTGCGTAGCAGAACATCGCTACGCAGTTAATATTGTTGAAGGCATGAGGAAGGATGGTTTGAGTATATGCTAACAACCGTATCTTTTATTAATGGATATTGGCAACTTCTAATTGGACCAACCAGGAAGCAAGCTTTTAAACATAAATCTAAAAAAAGAGTTGAAAGAGAAAGAGTTAGACTTTTAGATAATAAAGTAAAGGCTGCGGATGCTCTCAATAAGGAAACTTTCTTAGATCTATATAAAGAATTTTATGAGCTGAAAGAAAGAAGAGCATTACATCCAAAGTCTCGTACGGAAATTGATAGCGTAGCTGGATACGGAACACACTATCGAAAATATCTCGTACCTTATGTGAAAGCTGATTTAAGAATATCTATGTTTGGTGTTCCAGAGTTAGAAGATTTACTCACTAAATGGATGAATGCTGGGATTAAGTTTAAAACTTATGAGCGTACTGTCAGATTTATTAAGACATTTATAGGTCATTGTGTCAGCTATCGTAAGATCACAAGAGAGGATGCTCAAACAATTTTAAATTATTCTTTAAGAGATAATCCTGATTTTCTTCCGGAAACGGATGAAGAGATAAATGTGGATCATGGAACAATGATCACGCCTAGTATTATTGAAAAAAGTTTGAAAGTAATTTTGGCTGATTTGTCTGATCCGGATCGTAAACTTAAATATATTTTGATAGCGGTTTTATCTTTTACTGGCATGAGACCATCCGAGCTTATTGCTCTGAAATGGAAACATATTAATTTTGATAGACATACCATTTCTGTAATACAGCGTAAGATTGGAAGCGTCACTAAGAAGAAAACTAAAAAAGCTGGAAGCAATAGAGAATTTTGGATACCTCCCAAACTTTATACTTTATTAATAGAGTGGAAGAAGATTCATTCTGAAACTTATCCAGGTAATATAGAGTGGTTATTTCCTCAACCTGAAAAAAATGAAAGTGTAAATTATGACTGGTTAAGATTACACCTATATTTAACTTATGAAAAATTAGGTTTAGCCAAGCTTAAAAAGTTTAACAACAAAACTAGAGAAGATGGTAAAAAAGGAAGCTTACTTCGTTTTGTGGTTATAGACAGTATCTTCAAAGGTTGTCCGGCTAAATGTTTTAGAAAGTTTGTAGCTCATTATTTATTGAAAAATAATAGTCCAGCTATTAGCGACCAGGAAAAGTTACAACACATCGGACATAGAGATCTTAAACAAACTAAAGAATATGCTGGAGACATTCAAACAGCTATAGAGATTTCTGTAGAAGATCCTGAAGCAAGAAATCAAAAGCTTGTTGCTCTTGATAAAACATTTCCAATCAATCCTCAAAATTTCTAGGTATCAATGGTCATGCGGACTCCAAAATCGGAGTCTGCGTGGCTGTCAGTGCTTTTTTTTTGATAATTTTTTCATCAATCTACCGTTTTCTCTATTAAGCAGATCATTACCTTCTCTGGTTAAGGTATGATTTTTTCTTTCAATTTCTAATTCACTTCTCAATTTTCCATTCATCATTTGATGTTCTTTATTAATTTGCATTAAATCTTTTACTCTTGCTCTAAGCTTTTTTATTGTTTTTTTTTGTTTAGCTTCTTCGAATATTCCTACGTAGGTCATTTTTTATTCTCTTCGGTCTTTCTTTTAGCTCTCCAATACTGCGGATTAAGTTCTGCTTTTAAACCAAGCGATGCAGCAAATTCATCAGTAGCCTCATCTTGTTTTTTACATATCTCTTCTAGCTCTTCTGCGTATGTCTTTTTTTTAGACACCACTCTTTTAAATATCTTATTGTAATTTTCTAAATAGATTGCATTGGATTTCGGAGATGGACCTTTCCAAGCTTTTCGTTTAGTTTTAAATTTCATTAAAGAACACCTTTGTCTCTTAAAGTTTGTATAGAATCTGTATCGGCAGCTTCAGCGTCAGGTTCTAATAATTGATCAGTTTTAAACTCATCCTTAATTGTTAATCCATCACCGGACAGTTCTATCTCTTCTTTAGTGTCAGTTATTACTGCTTTGATATGATTTTTAGTTTTGTTTATATCTTCCATTAATTTTGGGAAGTTGCTTTCGTATATCCCATATAAATAAAGATCATTCATTGAACTTAGAATCCTGGACAAGCCACGAAATCTTTTAGAAAGTCTAAAAATTTTTGTATCAAACTGTTCGCTCATAAATAATTAACCATTATTAATGTTATGACCAGCAGTGCTGCCACCGCCATCATTCTGTGTTTTCGAAACATCTTTTAATTTATACCTCACGCTATTCATTCTTACGTCAGACACCGTTGCTTTAGCTTCTGTTAGTGGATTGCGGTCGTGATAGGCATCCTCAACGGACCTGAACTCTTGCTCGGTTATATAAGCCGCATCACCTACAATCGTTTTAATCACGGTTTCCATCTACAATCTTGCATTTGTGGATCTGCCAACACATCCATATTTAAATTGAAAACTCTATGAGCTACTTTGTATAAACTATATGAGTGTAAGCCGTTTAAACCTTTTTCGTATTTCTGTACTTGTTGGAATGAAACACCTATTGCATCACCAACTTCTTTCTGCGTAAGTCTTTTTTCTTTGCGCAGATACCTGATATTTTTCCCAACGATTGTATTGAACTCTATTTCGTCAGGTCTTTTTCCTTTGTTAGACATCGTTCTATTTCCTCCATAGTTTGATTAAAATAATTCTTAACTAGATCCGCATATCCAGCCATAGAATTTTCTTTTGATTTATGTGTTGCGGTTGCCTTGAAAGTTTCAAAAGACATTTGTCTGAAAATCTTATCGACATTAATAAAGAAGCCTGGCAATCCCTTTTCAAATTTCAGATACCAGTTTGTGAAGTTAATTCTAAGAGTAGGCTCATCAGAAGAAAACGCCTGGAATCCTACGTAATTTGCAAAGTTGTTGTCTCCTGATTTTCTACCCATTAAATTAAATCCTCATAGGTTACGCTCATGCGCTTAACAAAATCCGCCAACTTAGAGATCAATCTTGAAGCTGCTTTGGGATCAAACTTCATTACTTCTCCACACAAAGCCATCATTTCAAAATCTTCAACGGTAATGGTGTAAGCCTCCCAATGGTCTGACATCATGACTGTATTAAGAGTTTGCTCGATTCTTGCTTTTTGCAATTCCATTTTCATAGCTTCTTTGGTCTTTTCTAAAACTTTTTCTTTGGGTAATTTTGGAAATACAATTACTTCAGCCATTGCTTTTCCTTTTGTTTTTTCCAATAGACATCAATTCGTTTCTTAAATGAGTTACCTTTTTTGATTGTGTATTCTATTGGTCTAACTTTTTTAGCTTGATCAACGGCTGCTTTAATAGCACCAACGGTTTGATTTTTATCGGTGATCATTTTTTTGTTGCTCCTCTTGCATCACCTTTGCCTGGTGTAAATAATTTTGTGCGTCTGTGTATGAATCTTCTTTGTATCTATGTTTTGCTCTGAGAACTTTTGCTACGACATACATTAAGCTTACCAGATAACCCGGTATCGGATTTTTTAAGCCAAGAAGAGCGGACCAACTTCGACCTATAAGATTTAGGTTTTTTTCGAAATCGCCGTACTCTTCTTGCTTAACGTTGCGAATATTCTTCAGCTTATCTTGAAGATTTTTTTCCATTCGCCTTATATTCTTGATAAGCTTTTTCAACGAAGTATGAGCAAGTCTTTGCTAGAGATTGTGCCATTTCAAAATTATGATCTGCTAATTCACGTAATTTTTTATACGTAGCCATTGAAAGAGCAATCGATTTATACAACTCTGTATTCATAAATTACTCCATCGTAGCCGGATCAAAACTATCTCCAGCCTGATTAACTTCCAGCTTCTCTACACGGTGCAGCCAAAAGTACGGCGATCCAGCTTTCAT